GCATCATGGTTTTGAAATTCAAATGCTTTGAGTGGTTTCATAGCTAAAGCGTCTGCATTTTCTAATGCAGGGTCTTTTGGTTGCGGTTCTTCTTGTTTTTTAAGTAAAGTATTAATGTCTTTTGTGCCTAATGCTGCATAAACACGACGATATGCTTCATGTACGTTGTGCATTTGTGGATTTGACTGTGCAATTTGCAATTGTGTCTGCGCTAAAGTTATTCTTTGTGCCATTGAGAAGATATTTGGGTCCGCAACTGGTATAACATCGACTTCTGGACTAAAATCAGCTTGTTTTACCATACGATCACCACCGTAAACCGCATATGGGTACACTGGAGGTAAGTATGAAGCAAAAACATTGTTCATAAGTCTAAATTCTTGTCGCATTGCATAGTAGCAACGCTTATGTATGGCACTCATGACTCTAGAACCACGTTCTAGAAGGGCAACGGTCGTACCAACTGCTCTATTTTTACCATCTTCACCGACCTGCATGTCTGCAATCGCTGCAAAACGCTGTCCAGCTTGTACTACGAAGCCTAAAAGTTGAAATAAAGTCTGACTTGGCTCTTTAAATGGTAATTGCATGAAAGAATCTTGTATTCTACCACCTACAATGTCTACATCACGGAATTCACCTGGTTGAAACGGCTGATCGTCATCACGAATACGCATACCACGAGTTTTAAAACCAGCGGGTAAGTTAGCTAGTGTACCTGCATCCAGTAATTGTCTAAGTGATGCAGTTGCAGTTTTACTTAAACCACCAATCATGTGTATTAAACCAAAGCCATAGAAGCCTAGACCTGGTAAAAATTTGTAATGTACAAAAAATTCTTTACGTTTTAATAACGGATCCTCAGGTTCAAAGTTACGATAAATAGATAATATTTCTCTTGAACCTTCGTCTAATGTAACGACATAAGGTATTTTAATATTTTTTTCATCACTTTTGTCTTCAGGATCTTCTAAATCTAAATCAACGTGCATCTCTAAAACATTAAACTGATAATCACCATCAGCATCGCCAGAACGACTAACACCACTTAATTCACCATATTTATCCTTTATGTCGCTGTCGTCCATACGACTTGGTAAAATATCAACATCACGATAAAAACCTATCTGTTGTTTTTTTAAGATATCGTTTTCGCTCATGCGAACTAAATGTGTAATACGCTCACAGTCTTTTAAGTCTGTAGCATAATAAGGAACAACTAAATCTTCCGCAGGTACAAATTTTGAGACTGCTCTTTGCATGACATCATCAAAATAAACTTTTTTAAATGCAGATCCAGCAAGTGGTAAATAAAATAATAATTGGTCAAACTCAGGAGTGTATTCTTCCATCTCCTCAGTAATCATATAGTTCATAAATTCTTCAACACGTTGTGCTTGTGCTTCTTTTTCTGGTGTCAAAGCACCAACGACTTTTGAACTAACCGGTCCATCAGAAGGTAACAATTCCTTGTAGGCTTGCGCTTGAAATTGTGTCACTGATTCAGCTAACATTGGATGAGTCACTGAGCTAGCACCTTGAAAAGGTCCGCTTTCATTATTGTATTTAAAACCTAGTAAATCTAAACCAGAAGTGTACGACTTTTCCCAATCACTTCTTGATTCTTTATCTTTTTTGTAATCGGCAAGTAATTCATTAGCCAGTCCAGCTAATACTCTTTCATCTAAATCTTCAGCAAGATTTGAATAGAAATCTTTAGTCTCTTCTTGAACTTGCTCTTGTTCAGCAGCTTCATCTGTAATCTCTACATCAACAGGCTCAACTGCATCTACCTCTTCTTGCGTTACTTGAATATTGTCTTCAACGGCCATAGTTATGTCACCCTTGTTTTTTTGTTTTTTCCTAGTTTACACTTAACTTGCACATATTTCCCAGTTTTTGCACTCATAGGAATAGCTGTAGGTATAGGACCTACCTTTTTTAATGGATTAAATCTTGCTGTGCTATTAGCAAGTAACCTTTGTAGCGATTTGTTTTTAGCAGCTATTTGCCTTATACCAGAGGTATTTTTTTTCAGCTTTCTTTCGCTAAATATTTTTTCTAATCTTGGGTCTGTTTGTTTTTTTGTCATATTAAAATTCTACCATTTAAATATATCAACTACCAGACCACCTGTTTTTTTATATAACTTAAAGGGTTTACTCTTCATTTCAGGGGTTACTTTTAAGCCAAATACTGGGTAATATAGTTCTGGATCATCAGCATCCATTTCAACTATTGTGCCACTTTTTTGTCTACTATATCTTTCTGCTTCAAGTCTAGTTTTAAATGCAGCAAGATGTTCCGTTTTAGCATAAGTAAAAGTTTCTTCGCCAGCTTCAAAACCATTATCGCGTACAAGTTTAAAACGTTTTTTAGGATCTGATTTTGCAACACGAATAGTTTTAGCTTCAGATTTATATTGTTTTGCTAAGTCTTTTAAAATTTTTGGTAAAGTTGCTGTTTGGTTTGGATTAGTTAGTTTGCCACCTACTTTATAATTTTTATAACCGGCTGTCCCTCTTGCGTTACCATAATATTGCAAAGTTCCAATTTTTCTGTCACTGCCTCTTTTTGCAAAAGAAACCATTTCAGCTGGATTAATTGCTATGTAATCAACATTATTTCTTGCAGCTTGTTTTATTAAATATTTCATACCATGCGATCCCCATCCTTTTTCAGTATCAAGCATAGGTTGAAAATCCATTGCACTCTGCTCGTATCTTTTTATCAAATCTTTTTTAGCCATACCACCCACTTTAGGATCTTTTTGCACTGCACTTATTTCATCAAACTCTTTAGATAATTTTGCATATTCTTTTGATGCGTTTGTATCAAATCTACCGGTAAGCGCTGTTTGTTTTGTTATTAAATCTTCCATTTCATAATATTTTTCTACACGTCTGTCTTTAAAAAGTGATTGTAAATAATCAGCGTTGGTTGGATTTAATCTAGTAAAATTTTCTAATTGCTCTTCTACTGGGCTAAAATTATTAATATTTTGATTATTTTTTAAACTTTTTTGTGTAGCTTGTTGCACGTCTGCTTGCAATTCATCTAATACATAAACTTTTTCATTTGGACTTCCCTCCAAAGCTCGTTTACCATAACGGATATGATACAACTGATTATCTACTACACCTCCATAATGTCTGGGTTGAGGATACTTAAAATCTTTACCAAAAATACCTTGTCCCGTAACACCACCGTCAAGGTTTTTAAAAAAAATTAAATCTTCGTGGTATGTTTCTGGGCCAAACAGACGATACGCATCGTCTCCGCTATGCCTAGTTTGATTACCCATACCTATTTCTTTTTGTAGCACACCAGCAAAATTGTCAAATTTATTCATTAAAGGCCCAAGGGTACTATCAAACGGTATACCCAAATCATCAAACCTTTCTTTTTTATCACTTAATCCACGGATGGCTCCTCTCATTGAGTTTAAAAATTCATCATCAGTAGTTTTACTTGGAGCAGAACTAGCACCAAAATTTCTAGCTTTAAAATCGGTACCTTTGGTGTAGTAGTATTCAACTAAATCATCAAGGTCTTCTTGTAGTCTTTGTGCGTCTGCATTGATAGGTACATTAGGATCCTTTTGCATGGCTATATCATTTTTATTAGCTAAGTCATCAACTTGTTTTTTTACTCTTGCTATTACATCATCAAACTCATCAAAAAAATCGTCTGCTGCTGGTTTAAAATCTTGACTATAACCTAAGCGAATATGCGCGGTGTTATGTGCTGGAGATTTAGCTACCATCTCTAATAATGTTTTTGCCGATACCGGTACCTTTTCATCTTGTGCTAGTTTAAGGTAACCGCCTATTAAATTATTTTTTTCATCAAAGTACGCTATGTTGGTATCCGCTAACTCATCTCGCGTTACATTTAATTTTACGTCACCTATCTTACCGACTTGTCCTTTTTTAAAATAATCTGCCCACGCTTGTGCTGGTGCTTGATAACCTTTTTTTCTACCCATGTTTGGAAAAGTTGCAATGGCATCAAACAAAGCAGAGCCGTGCACACTGACATCTGTATCCGCAGCCGTGTTGCGTCCTGCTAAAGTTAAAGGATTACTTGCCACTCTTTTTTTAATATCATCCACAACGTTTACATCATAGTCCATTGCTGCACGAGCTTCTTTTTGTCTTTTTTGTAACGCGGTTAACGTTGCATCTTCTGGAATAATTCTAGCGTTGGATAATTCATTTCCTTTGGTTGTAGGTAGATCAGTAATCTCATCGCTTGATTTCATTAAACCTTTAATACCTGAATAGATTTTTTTAGCTTGACGAACGATAGGAGCTTTTGCTGCAATACCAGTAATGATACCTGCACCAATACCAAGCGCACCTAGATTTTCACGATTCTGTTCTTGAATTGTTTTGTCTTGCTCTGCCATACGCTCTAGTAGTAGTTATACGTTTTCTCAGGTAAATCTTCATCATCTTTATAATCCGAGTATAACTCAACAAAGTTCCCTTGTCTGTATCGTAGTATGGCCTGAGTCGTGGAATCTACATAGTCATCATTAGCGCCGTTTGGAAAGGCAGCACATTCGTCAATAACGTCTTCGGCAAATTTTTCACCATACGGATACCAGACGGCTCCACTTTCAAAGACCGGGGCACAACTGTTTACTCTGGTGTGTTTGTCATTACCACGAGTTGGTGTGAATGGTACCACTGGAATACCCATGCGTCTTAGCTCCTGGGTCAACGGTTCACCACTCGCTTTCTGCTCGACAATAATCGTTTCAGGTTCCCAATACTTCTGTGCGTCGAGAGCCACGGCTTTAAGTTCTGGAAAATCATATTTACCCCGTATGGCATCCAATAAAATAATATTAGGGGCCCCTCCTTCTTCTGGAAAAAAGACCCCCCAAGTGGTAATCGCACTGTAGTCAGCAGTTTCTTTTTTCGAAAACGCTGTGTCGTAACTTTGTATGACATGTTGTAAATTAGGTAGATGGTCCTCGTCCCACGGCATCCACCAGTCACGTTTGAGAATAGCACCTTCCTCACTAGTCGGGTTCTGCATATACTGCGCTGACCAGTTTCTGATTGGAATAGAAGCTTTAATTTTTTCTAATTCATCCAGTTCCCAATACTCAGGCCACACTGGGTTCCCTGATTCGAGGATCGCTGGAAACGAAACTTGTTTCCATGTATCTGCTTTAGGTTCCGTTTGAGCCTTCAGTAATCTACCGGTTAAATCGTCCTCGGCCCAACGGGTCATAACAACTAGGATCGAGCCTCCAGGTTGAAGACGCTGTCTTGGGCCAGAAGTGTACCAGTCGTAAGCACGCTCCATAGCAGTGTCCGACATTGAATCTTGCTCCGTGTGCGGGTCATCAATAATCAAGAGATCCGCTCCACGGCCCGTGATAGATGAACCAACTCCAGCAGCATAATACTCACCACCTTGATTAGTTTCCCATCGACCTTTGGCTTTGGAGTCCTCACGCAGTTTTACATCACCAAAGATTTGTTTGTACTCTGGAGAATCAATAATGTTACGAACCTTAGCTCCGAACCTTGCTGCTAGCTCCGTGTTATGTGACACCTGCATAATTTTTAATTTTGGATACTTACCAATAATCCAAGCAGGGTAGTAAACAGATGCAAATTCAGATTTAGTATGTCTGGGTGGCATATTAATTAAGAGCCTCCCTTTTCTTTGATCAGCTATATCTGTAAACTCTTTAGCTATAATCTGATGATGGCCCCACTTTTCCGGATCTGTAGATTTTCTACAAATAAAATCTGGCCAAACTTCTTGAACAAAAGCTAAAAAATTATCCTGACAAAGCTTTACATGCTCTATCCAAAGCCTTTCTACTTCGAGCCTCAATTTTTCCGTAGTCATTAGGTCAGTCTGCATAGCCTAATTATAACTATATCTAGAGTTTTTGCTAGTATGTGCATCTATGAATTAGGATATATAAGAGGTTTTTGCTGTAAGCATGGGCTTGTGCGTGGCGTGTGCTGGAAAGCATCAAAGCATATTGAGTATTGGAATGAGCCTTGTAAATCATGGGCAAAAAAAAGGCACATCCTTGTGCCTAAAAAAGTCTTACAAGTTTTAAGAATAGGTTATTCCCTTGTGCCTACTATTTTTTCCATTAATGGTGCAACGCCTACAGCAATATCATTCAACATGTCTTGTGATTGTGCAGTGCCTTGATATTTTAATAGACTATCCATAATTACTTTTTCAAGTAATGCAGAAAATACAACATAGTTAACTTTATTATCTTCCATGAATTGTGCTACTTGTGTATCGTTAACTTCTGCTACTTGATTATTAACAAATTGTACTAAGTCAAAGTTAGGCATTATTCTTCTCCTTTAATAGTTAGCTCATTATAAGATGTAATAGTAGTATTACCTATTAACAATTCGTCTATTGTACTGTTAGCAATAACACCCATGCTTTTTATAGTCTCAAGTACATTTTTGTAATCAACAGTATTTCTGCATTTAGGTGTAAGGTAGAAATTAATTGCAACATCATCAACATTAATTGCAATGCTATTTCCTTTTGATTTTTCAATAATAGCTAAAACATTTTTTCTACTATCTTTCATTAATGCTTTATCACTATCATGTGAAAGTTTTAAAGAATAGAAAGATTCAGATATTCTCTTTCTGCTTTCTTTAATAAGGCAGTCTTTGAAACTACCATTTTTTGGTTAAGATTTTTAGTTATCATATTTTTATTCCTATTGGTTATTAATAAAATACTACCCTTATATATTACTCTTATTATATCCCATGTCCACTTATATTTGCATATATATGTATTAATTCAGAGGTACTCTACTATACCCAAATTGCTTAAATCGCAAATAAGGACGTTTTTTTTGGCAGGATTTTTTCAACTGGGCAGGAAGCTCCCGTATGTATATATAAGATCTTCCCAACCCCCGACCACGCAACGGCGGGACGGGGAACAGAGTATGGAAAGACGAGCTATGGACGAGACAGGTGTGTGCCCCGGTAACCTTCGGCTTTATATATAAAGATCAGAAATCGAGAGCACGCCACGGCGGGACGGCGGGACTAAAAGAAATACCCAGCGGTGAAGATCATACCAAGTAAGAAGAGTCCCGGCATCCAAAACGCCAGGACCAGGATGACCAGGGTGAAGAATATAAGCAGGCCTCCCATTACACATCGTCGTCGGGACGGGCTTCGGGATCAAGGTCCATCGCATCATCCTCATGTTCAGGTATCTCAATGACCACGAAACCGTCTCGCTCAACTACCACGGCATTGGGGTTCAATTGTAATAATGTATCGATTAACATTTGTACCTCCCTTCGCGGTTCTCGAGATCTTTTTTATCTTGCCAATCTAGAATGATCAGCAACACGAGCGCCACAGCCATGGCGCCGAGGGCAAAGCCCATAATAAACATGGTTATCATTGTACCACCTCGTAGGCCATCCAGCCTTCTCCTGCTTCCACACCTGCCAAGAAAGCATTGAGTTCCGTTTCAGTTTCAAACGTGTAATGTTCTTTATTAGCAGGCTCTTTTTCCTCGCCCCACAGAATAGTTATTGTGTGCATATTAATACCCCATTGCTTTTAAACGTGCTGGAATTACCTGCTCATCATTGCATGTCTTGCAACAATCTCCAGATTGAATTGGTTCAGCGTTGTTCCTGTCGCCGAAGTCTTTAAAGTCTTTGTCACACAGACAGCATTTGCTTTCTTCTTTCATCAGATCTCCTTCGTTGTTGTTTAGATCATCAGTGTCCCATGTATACCCATGACTGTCAACAAGATTATGGCAGGAGAAGTTGGCGGGTGACCCGGTAGACCCCTGATTTATATATATATAAGAACAAATCAAGCCGTCGCTAAAACGGGACGGCGGGAGCAGACAAAAAAAACCCCCGAACCGAAGTCCGAGGGAAAAAGTAGGGTTGCATTAACTTAACCGATAACGAACCCCTTTGAGGTGGGAGACGAAAGTCTCCCCTAATGAAATCCATTTCAGTCCTAAGTTACTTTTAACATATCTCAAAACCCCCAGAGTGTCTACTAAAATCTGCAAAGTCTTGAACGTTCTCAACACTGAAGGGATAACTGTCTTCCCACCTTTTAGAACTATAAAGCTCTTCCCAAAGGTCGTGCTGTGCTTTTGGATAATCTGCTGGTGCAATATCCTCTTTACCAGTCATCTCAATTACCAGCTTACGCAGACTAAGCATTTTCTTTTCTATCTCTGCATTATGCTTTTCTGCTACTGCCATAGATTCTTCTACTATCATCTGATATTCAGCAGTATGTCCATGCTTGATGAGTGCTTCTAAAGTGTCAGCGATTCTTATTGCTGTAACTTCGTCAACCTCATGACCACTGTTCTCGTGCCAAAGATTGTAATCATCTTCAGATATTTCAGCAGTATTCTCATACACATATTGAGCTAACTTTCTCCACCACCAAACATTATTGCGAAAGTACACACCTTTGTTGTCATCTTCATATTTCTCAGATTGCTCAAAGTATGCTTTTCTTTCCTCGCCTGATGGCTCAGTATTCCAATCAATCTCAGGCTTAACACTGCCCTCTTGTATTGTTGGATTCAATCCATATACATCAAAACCCATAATCATATCCTCTCTATTTTTGTTTACTCTCATCTCCCATGATATCAAATGTAGCAGGAATGTAAAGACATTACATGTAAACAAATTACACAGGACAGGTCTACCGGGCACGCCGTGACCCTGGTCTCCCTTATTTATATATAACAGAACAGGATCCGTCGGGGCAACGGGACGGCGGGGCGAGATCCACAGGCTTCTCCAGCACGGAGGCGTCTTGGTTCACGGGACCTGGAGGCTGGTTCAGTACGAAGCCTGGATCAGTATACTATATAAGTTATCGACGTCGGGACGGCGCGGGACGGGACGGGGCAACGGGACAGCGACACCTGGTTCACGGATCTCGAGAAGTTCCAGCTCGGTCTGCGAGGCATGCGCATTAAGAATACGAACGGTACCCCCAGCCTGTTGATGATTTAAATGCCAGTTAACCTGAAACTTAGACAGTCCACAATTCTTAGCATCTGTTGCCTTTAATTCAAGCCAAAAAGAACGACCTTCAATACAGCCGTAAACATCAGGTATTCCGTTGATTGTAGAGGATTCTATACGAGTTAAATGCCAGTCTTTTCTACCTTTCTGAAGTAGGTTAATTTTTTTCCATAATTTAGATTCTTTAGTTGACATTTGGTCAGTATATCTTTTGAGGTTAATTTATTATACGATTATAACATGGAGCAAAAAATCGACAAATATGGCAATCTAACTATATCACTTTTTGATATTTTAGACCAACAAGATGACGCTAAATTCATTTATTTTTATTTAGGGTTAGATAGACATGTAAAAAAAATTATTGAAAATGCTTTTTTCACAGCTTACACCAAAAAATTATTAGACAAAGAACATCCTGAAATAATACACCATGAAGAAAACGGTTTGACTCATATTGAAGTACACCCTAAAGATATAATAAGAAATATAGAAATAATTAAAAAAATTATGGTCACTGATGTTTATGAAGACGAAAACGAATAAACCTGTTCAACCTTTATATATTGTAGTGTGGAAAGACCACACTGGTGACAGCTCTTGGAAAAGTCTTGAAGAAGTGAGTAAAGAAAAACATGTACTAGCTTACAGTATAGGCTACTTACTTCACCAAGATAAAGAATCTGTGAAATTATGCAACACATTCACCTCTGATGGTGGTTGGGGTGGATTAGATCTTATCTTAAAATCTTGTATTGTTGAGATGTATGAATTAGAAATATTAGACTAACCTTTACCTTGAACTATTATTGTATTAGCACCAATTTTATCTTCTAGTTCTTTTAATCTGTTTTCAAGCTGTTCTCTACTCATACCTTCCAAAGTGTTATGAGTTATTTCTTTTTTATCAATGTACTGTCCAGCTAACTGTCCTGATCTAAATTCAGCATTAATAGCGGCAGTGTACTGTCCTTTCTTTTCACTACCATCTCTTAACCTTTCAAGTGTTTTATATCTTCTAAGCTTATCTTTTTCATAAATAGCTTGTTCCTCACTTAATCTTCTTTCTAGGAATCTACACACATGTGGATTAATTTCAGGATTAGTTAGTCTGCTACCCAGTACCATTGCTGAATTATCACTTTTTGAACTATACCCAGCTTTAATTACAGCATCTTTTTTAGATATAGTACCCCAATCAGCAACCAAAGCGTTTACAAATGCCACCTGTTTGTCAGTCAGATCATCAAATGTTTTCATTGTTTTAGGTTTACTTGGCACCTATGCACCTCCTTACAAATAATATTTTAAATAAATTTTCCATAATCGCCTCCTCTGTTTTCCATAGTTATTAAGGAATATTCCTAGTAAACTGTTGTCTACAATCCTATCAGTACAGTCTTTTCCATACTTTCCTTAATTCCTAGCTCTATACAAATAATATTTTTTATTTTTTTTGTATAGAGGTGCTTATGTGTAAATCAAGTCCTTTTGTCTTTTCATCATTTCAGTCAATTGTTTGTCACTAACATTATATACAATGGCTTGAGTAATCAATTGTTTTATCAATCCCTTTTTGTCTTCAAAGTACTCTGTATTAGGCTGTCTATACTGTGCATACAGGTTATGTAGCTTTGTTTCAGATACCTCTTTTGTTTCTGGTCTTATGCCCATGAGCCGTACGCCGGTAACCGATAGCACCTGGTCCTTGATCCGATGTACCCATTCCTTGCTCCTGCCAATCTTTATGTACCCTTGTTCATTTTCTAGGAAATATATGGTTGCCGGTGTTCTTTCCACCTCAAACAGTTCCTCGTAGCTTTTACCTTCTTTCACTAAAACATTACACTCCTGCACCCTGGTCCGTGCTTCATTAATCGACATAATAGGCCAGTAACCTATGACCTTTGATTTATGCACCTTATTATACCCATAATCAAATATGAAACTATGTGATCCTTTTTTTGATGCAGATACCAATAAATTTTTCTGCAAAGCATCACGAACATATACATATTTACACGCTAAAAAGTCAGGTTGCCAATTGTTTAAAAACTCTTCCGTCACTAAAACAGTCAAATCTTTAGTAGTTTTTCGAACCATAACACGTTCTCCTTACTACTAAGCTATATTACATATGTAATAAAATCAACAAGGTGCAAAACTGCCTGTACTTTCATTCATGTTAATAGAAAAACAGTTTATACACCCTATGCCAACACCGACAAAAAAACAGTGCTAACATATTCCGTTGATGTCATACAAACTTCTTCTCTTAACGTGTTGACTCTTTTCCTAGTCATGCGTTGTTTATCTTTATCCGATAGTTCTTTCATGCGATTATAAAGTTTGTCATATTTTAACCACATCAATTGACGCTTGGTAAAACGTACATTTTTTTCTTTTAACGCTTTGACATAAGCTTCTTTAACTATGTCTGGTTCGAGTTCCGCGCAGATACAAACATTGGTAAAGTCATCACACATCGAGATAATCCAATTGTGTGCTGTTAATTTTTTAAGTGAGTTCTTACGATCCGAATGTTTAACAAAAGTATCTTCAAAAGCATTGAGAATAACACAGCGCCAAAGTTTAGCTTCAGGGGACAATTCGTCCTGTTCTAGGATGTTACGAGCCAGGTTAATACCAATGGCTCTTAATAGATCGGTTGATGCTTTCACTAATGTCCGTATGCCCTAATTAAGTAACCTATAATTTTTTCGTATACCTTGAGAACACTTTTATCACAATCTATTTCTTTTTGAAAGCTATAATCTTGAACAACACCAGCAATAAACTCATGTTTATCTTCACTTGACATCTTATCGACATCGGCTAAAGAAAATCTTGCAAAATCCATATCTAAGATCTCTTCCCAGCTTAAATCTACTTTTTCTAATTTAACACCCATACTGTAATTGTATGGGTAAAATTAAGTTTGTTCAATATCGCCTTTACCACCTTTTAAAACTCTTAAATTCTGTTTCTTTAAAGGTTTTAATGTTGTGTCAGGGTTTTTTACAGTTTCTTTATACACCTTTTTTGCATTTGCTTTAAAAGCAACAATGTCAGCATACTCAGAACCAGCATCATAACCAAATTTATCACCCATCAAAAGTTTAGCTACCGTATTAACAAAAACTAAATATTCTTTTTGATTTTTACTGGTGACACTTAAAAACATCAATAAATATTTTAAATCACTCATTACAATCACCATAAGATCCTTCAAAAGTACGTTGCCAACCAACATGACCCGTCCCTTCGCAATATTTACATACGTTTAACAGCTTTTCGTTATCTTCGTACCTATCTATTTTAGGCATATGATAGCCATTGCCCTTACATTCAGGGCAAAGGATATACGCTTTCTTTGGCCTACCCATTAAGCTACCTTCTTTTTTATAGTTTGATGGTATAGCTCAATCAACATTTCTAGCTGTGCACTAGGTGATCTTTTTTCTTTCTTACATATTTTTTTAAACTTATCGTTTACAGTTTTGCGAATTGCAACACTTTTCCATTCAGTTGTATCCATAACAATCTCCTAAATTAAAGTAATAAATAATTGTTATCCGTCTTCCGTGATTCTATTTTTTGTTTTAGTAAAAAAAATTATAAAAAACTAATCCTATTGCCATCAATGATAGTTTCGGAAAAACAATAAGCATGAGAACAGCCCCACCTAATAGGTACAATATCCACATGACTAACGTTTCTCTAGTTCATCATCAATTAAAGCTCTAACTATTTCAGTGCTACCGTATTTATCAAAAGAATATTCTAAATTTTTTATTAAACACATAGCATCACTTCTTGTTTCTTCAGTCATTCTTGATAAAATTTTATCAACGTGCTCTATCATATCTATAAACAAAACAGACTTGCTTTTTAAATTAATTTCCATCTTCTTCCTCTTGTTGTTCTTGATCCAATAATTCTTGATGCGCCCAGATAGCATCTTCGTCAAAATCTAGCGCATCAGAAAGTTTATCCAAAGTTTGTTGACCACTTGTACTCATACGATCATAATCCCAGTACAAGTCATCAACTAGTTTGTAAATATTATCCTTTGTCTTACTCATCAAAGGTAACCTTGTCTATAAAACATTCTAATTTACCTACATAATTACCATTTATATCCAGCAATTTTTTCTTACTAGATTTGTCATAATTTAAATTTGACATTGCTTTTTGTAAGATACGTTGAACTTCCACATCATTTTCATCAAATGCTTCGTTCTCAGTGACCATTTTAAGATGTACCATTATTTCTTTAGCCATTACACAACTCCAATCATTAGTTAATAAAAATAAGGCCTCGTTTTTCGCATTTCCAGCTTAGGTGAGCCGCGTTTCCGTTCCATTACGCTTTCACTCACTACCTTAATCCACCTTAATTAGCGGAATTCAAATCCACGCTTATCAAGTATTATCAATTATCTGATATTTCATGGGATATGTCAACAGAAATAATTGCATGTCCTATGAACCATGCTATCTGTGGCACGATCGCATTACCTAGTCCTTTGATTCTTCCGACTCGACCTTTGTCCAGTCCATAGGAAACCCCATCAGGAACTCCACAAAGTTCGGATTGAGCTTGCCACCAGTTTTTTTGGGTAGTGAATTGGATAGCATTTTCTGTTTCGCTGTATCCATGTTCTTCCAATCTGCTGCTTGTGGTGTTGGATACTGTTCTTGTCTCATCATCATAGTTGGTAGACTGTCCGAGTTGCGACTCATTGATGCTGGACTTAGAGTGGAGTCCTTCCAATCTCTTGCTGCTGGTGTCGGATACATCTTCTCCAGATGATGTACTGCGTCCTTCAACTTCACCCCGTATCTCACACCCTTCTTGTTCTTCCTGGAGAAACTGCCATTGCGGAGATCGACATTCTTCACCACTCCTCCTTCCAGATCGCAGGCTCTCGGTGTCGGATACTGTTTTATGTCCGATGATCCAGATCCTTTGTCTTTGGTGCCAAGCGCCGACGGATGAAGCTGGAATAGCAAATGTCCTTGTGTCGTAACCTTCGCTCGCCAAGTCCTCGAGCACGGTGTCGAGACCGAGTTTAATGTGTCCACCAACGTTTTCTCCAACAAACCAAGTGGGCTGGCACTCTTGGACAATTCTAAAAGTGTCTGGCCAGAGGTGTCTTGGATCTTCTTCGCCTTTTTGTCTGCCTGCGACACTAAAAGGTTGGCAGGGGTAGGAACAAGTGACGATGTCAATGCCATCAACTCCTGTTCTTTCTTTGATTTGTTCATACGTTAACTCCTTTAAGTCATTAAAAATTGGTATACTAGGAAAGTTTTTTTGTAATACTCGTTGTGGATATTTTTCTATCTCACAAAAGGCGACAGTGTTGATGCCAAGCTCACGAAAAGCTAGCGCCCAACCACCAATACCTGAACACATATCCAGATGGTTCACAAAGCTTCTCCAAAATCTTTTCCTAATGCTACATCTACTAAACTAGGAACTTTTAATTTAATGCAGTTTTCCATTTTATCTTTAATAATCTTGACGTCATTATCATCTTTAATGCTAAAACATAATTCATCATGTATTTGTAGCATAGGCAGATACCCTTCTTTGTAACAATCAACTACAGCTTGTTTAGTTTGATCAGCAGCACTACCTTGAATAAGACGATTGAGGGCTTTATAAGTAAAAGCTCGTTTGATGTTGTCAGCGCCGTATTTAGCTGAGGCATTATCAAATCGCTCTGCTGTGTGTATTCCAAAGTCTTTTGGCTCCCACATATCAAAACGACATTTTCTGCCCAATTTTGTGCGAATTACGCCCTCTGAGGACGCTTTCTGCATACATTTATCTGATAAAGCTTTCACAAAAGGTGCTTTAGTGTTGTATTTACCGATTAAATTGCTTGCTTCATCAGGATCTACCCCTAACATAGTGCCTAATTTGTTCTTACCCATACCATACATGAGCCCTAGGCCGATAGTTTTAGCTTGTTTACGCTCAATACCAATTAAATCTGCAACCGTTTGATGGAAGTCAGCATCAGCATTAGCGTACGCTTCAACCAATTCCTGAGATCCTTCATAACCTTCCCCGATAGATGCAGCATAGTGCACCACGAGTCGTGGTTCTTGTTGCGAATAGTCAAAGCTACCCCACTGGTGACCCTCTTCTGGTAAAAACAAACCCCTAATCAAAGGCCCAAACTCTTTTGATCTAGCCGGTAATTGCTGTAAGTTCGGATTAGACATTGATAAACGTCCACTAACAGCGCCTCCTCTATCATTTTTAATCTGTCTTATTTCTGCGTGTATACGACCTTTATGTTCAAACCTCATGATTGAATTTAAAAAGGTGTTGTGAAACTTGTTAATCTCTCTGGCTTGCACAATGTATTTACTTATTTCATTTGGGTTATTGTTCAACCAGTTCTGCGTGAAGCTTGGTTCGTCTGTCTTAGTCCTCGGGTAATCAATTCCCAATTTATCAAACGCAAAACCTATTTGTCTTGCTGCCCAAATATCAATATCTTTACCTACTAGTTTTTTTATTTTACCAAGTATGGTTTTTTCTTGTTTCTTAAAATCCACTCTAAGCTTTTCACATTTACCAGTGTCCACTCTTATACCCACTTGTCTCATTTTTATAATTATAGGTATCAATTCTTTTTCTAACTGCCAAATTGTTTCTAAGTTTTGGTTATAAAGTTCCGGTTTGAATCTTTGGTACAATTGAAACGTGAGCCGTGCATCTTGTTCCGCATAAAAACCCACATGCTCTGCCGGTAGTTTCCACATCTCACCTTTTGGATCTACGCCATGTTGTTGCGCTGCTTCTTTCAAATCAGTTTCAGCTTTAAGCTCGCCCAGATACTCTTTAGACAAAGCATTTAAACTTTGACTAAAACGATTCTCATCCAGTAAAGCACCGATGACCATGGTATCTACAATCTCACCCTTTACTTCTATACCCATAGCTCCTAACCAACCGACATCGTATTGAGCGTTGTGAAATATTTTAGTAGCAGGTGACGAACACACATCTTTCATGTACCTAATCACCTGTTCTTTTATTAAATTACCACCACCAAAATGAGCAAAAGGAAAGTAGCCTTGCCACCCTTCAACAGCAACAGCGAATCCAATGACCTCGCCGTGGTTCGTGGCCCAACCAGCACCAAGACCTGCATTAATACCCTCGTCTCTAGTTTCTAAATCTATTGCTATCTCGTCATATTGTGACAGATCCTTGTATTCACTTGGCGCAGACCAAATATTCTTTTTAAAACTAAACGTCAACTGTAGGTTAGACATCCTCTTTCTCCTGTATATAGACAAAATAATCTTCCCCGATGGGATAATTATATCTGTAGTCCGTTGATAAAATATGCAAAGTATCTTTTGCTCTAGTAACTCCTGTATAAAAAACTCTTCGTTCATCCGACTGCTCTTCTATATTCTTATGAGCATACGATGACGGATAGTTCCCTTTCGAACATAACAACACATTGTTTGCTTCGCCTCCTTTGACAGAATGTATTGTGTCTATAATGATGTCAGGTTCAGCATCCAAAGATGACTGTCCGTAACGTTGTAAAATTCTTTTAAAATATAAAACTTGAGGTTCTTTAAAATTTCTTTTTAAAATATCGTACCAAGGTAAGAATTGTTCTTCTGGTTTTAAATCCAAACCACAAAAATCTACCAGATCTTCAAAAGATAATTCAGTGTGGTTGCTAGTTTTTAACCAAAACTTTTGTGTGCGGAAGTCAGCATCTTTAAGTTCTCTTATGTACTTATACATATGCTCGGCTTCTTTGTTAGTTATATTTTTTTTGTTACTTAACTTAGTCCAAGTCTTTATTGCATTCCATTGTCTTTTATCAAAAGACTTATTGCCTTTGTTATCGGAATAATATAAACCTGAATTTTTAGCAAAACCTCTAAGCTCGTTTACCACTGTATTAACTCTTCCAAGTATGTACCAAGTGCCTGGTATTTCTCCGATTGGTATCTCATTAAAATTTAAATATCTTTTTACAATTCCATCTTTGTCTTCATGATCGTATTCTTTTTCAACACTATCAAGTATACCATTTCTAATAACCTGTGAAAAATCATGTATTTCTTTACCAAACCTCCTAGTCTTTCTTAGGATAACTTTTCGACCGGGAAAGTAAGTTGTGAAGTATTTTGGATCTGCACCGTTCCAACGATAGATACCCTGATCATCATCACCAGCTAAATAAATACGATCTACATTGTCTACTATTTTATAAATGACTGACCACTGCAAGGGTGTAAAGTCTTGTGCTTCATCTAGTATTAATACTTTTAAGGGTGGAAAGTTTACTTCATCAATTGCTCTCATGATCATGTCAGTAAAATCTATAAAAGAATTTTTCTTGTAGTGTTCGTATGTTGCAATCTTTCTAAAATAAACATCTAAAGAATCTTTTTGATAAGACTCTAGCTTCCAAACTAATTCTGGGTCGAGCATCATGTTGCGTGCTTTATCGTACACACCTAACGACCAATCTTTATATAAGTAATTGTCATCAGCTAACCTTTCATCAGAACTTTTAATAATGTTAGCGTTCAGGGCATAGTCCAACATACAATTCTTTGGATCAAATACTTCTTCATCAAAATATTGACGACAGTATTTATGCAGTGTTTTAAATCTAGCAAAGTCTTCTATATCAAAATTAGGAAAAGCTTTAATCGCTCTTTCAACTGCCGTGTTTACTGCCTTGTTGGTAAAGGACACAAAAGCTATATCACTAGGGTGTACACCTTTATTAAGATAGCCTTTCAACACTCTCTCTATTAAAGTGTAGGTCTTGCCAGTCCCTGGAGGACCAAAAATCTTTATAGTTTTCCTATGTAGATTTTTTGTTTTCTGGCTTTCTAAATTTGTCATGATGTGCTTCGTCCATTTCACTAGTAGTGTCTTTCATTATTGGTTTTGCTTTTCTATAACTTACAAACTCAGGCATTTCAACTGACCATATATTTCTTTTATCTGACTTAGGTACATCAGTGTGCCCAGTTAAATAATCAGAATGAGCACAGCCCAACATCTTTAACGCTTGTGATGCACTCTTAAATAAACCATTATTCTTTTTAGCTAAAAACTTCTCTAATGTTTCTTTCTTGAAATAACACATGTTAGTTTTAGAATCTATAACAACATAGTTATCTTTTAACTTATCAAATTTATCTTGCTCTATATGTGCCTCAAAGAAATCTTTGAGTAAACCATATTTCTTTTCTTCTACAGTGTCTTGATACAGATGTCTTTTATCTTCTACTGCGCTTTCTACTAATCTTTGCATTAGTAAGTCAAATGGGTTCGGACCTTTTCTTGATGGTTTAAGTTCCATCCAATATATTTGTTCATACGCAAGCCTGACTTTAAATGATTTTTGATCTTTTATATCTTCAGGTGTAACTGTAATGTCTTTACCTCTAAATTTAAAATTGTACTCCATGGTTTTTATACCTTTAACAAAAGTAACATCATCAAAGTCATCTATTATTTCAGGCACTGCTTCACCAATACCCAATCTTCTTTGTTGACACAATTCTTTATTGCATATTGGTTGTAGTTCCGGATGCTTAGGTGGACACTGGTAATCGTAATTACCTTTATGGACCGACTTACACAAATTAATAACTTCGTTTTGACCTAAAGGTTTATTAAATATCTGACTGTTTCTTTGTATACCTATGTCCTGAATTTGTTGTACATTTAAAGAAGGATTTTTTTTACCTTCTAGAACTAAAATGTTAAATAAATAATTGTTTCTGTTATTACCTGACCAACCTTCTTGAATTAGTTTTTGTGCACATGGTGGATAATGTTTCCACTCTGACTCAACATCATATTCTTGTACTTTATAACTATAAAAATCTTCTGGTGTTATTTTTTTTTGTTCTGCAAGTTTTAAAAAACGACCAACTAAAAGTGCATTATTGTTATCATCATAAGCATGTTCCATAGTTGCTTCTTGATCGTTGTAAGGCATGTTAAGCATTTTGTTACATGGAAATACTTCTTGAGCTTGAAAGTATTCATTATTAATTTTAGCTAAACTGATTGAAACTTTTTTAGCATCTGCCCATTCTGTAAAAAATACAAAAATATGTAAACCGCCTGATTTAGATTTAACCGCAATCAAAGGTAGCTTATATTTTTTTATAATGTCTACATACTTCTTAGCTGAAAAAGAAGTATAGCTGTGAGGATCAACATCAATACAGCCCCAAACGCACTTACCATCCAACTCTGGTTTCAAGCCTACACGGATCTTGCCGTCTAGGTGCTCTTGCCATAGTTCAGGTGTCAGTGGTTCGTGGACCGTTTGATAGTCTGTACCTTTTTTACCCCTCTCGTCGTCCTTGCCTGTAAGCAAGGACTTGAGGTAGCGAGTGTTATCACCCGCAAAAAGTGTAAATAACTTTTTGTGCATGACTTAAAAAGGTGTATCTTCTTCAGATTTAACTTCTATTAAAGCCACTGATGTACCTTCAGGGTTACTTGAAGTCATGTCCCAATTTTGAAAATCTTCATATGCTTTTTTACCAGCCATATAAACACCAACTTCTTTTGGACTTTTCGAATCAATTACACGATCAAAATCAACAGAAAAGTTAAAGTATAAATCACCCGCCTTTGATTTTTCTGATTTTGAACCTAAGTTATATATTTGACCAAAGCTTGCTGGTGTATATGTACCAGAACCATCTGCTTTAGGTTGTTTCTGATTTTGGATACAAGTGTTCCAAAATTTAGATACTTTTTTCTTAGATATTGCCATAGGAATTATAGCTTTACCAATAAGATTGTAATCCTTATCTAATAGAATAACAAAATGATTACCAGTATCTTCAATCACGCGATATTGATCCGACTTTAAAATATCTTTTGTACCTTGTTTTGTAGTAAGGTGCATAATATTCTCAGTGTGAACAATAGGCGCAGGTAGTTTAGATTCTGCTGGAGCTTCTCTAGTGCTCCATTCATTCCAAGTATTTGCATAATAAACTTGAACAGCTTTAACGCCATTTTCGCCACCAAACACTTGACCTGTCGATTCAATATATAAATCTCCAGGTTCTGCATTAGGAATATGTTTTTCAGAACCTTTCTTGGTTTCGTCACTACTACTTTGAAGTAACTTCATGTAAGGAACTTTAAGATCAGAACTTTTTATTTGCTCTAATCCTGCTCCAGCATCGTCTTCAAGGTTTATGACATTTACACTTACTTTTGTTTCGTCTTTCTTTGCTACTTTAGTCATCTTTATTTCTCCGGTAATGTTAATTTAGTTTTCTTACATTGATAAACACCCAAAAGGTCAAGGTCCACTGAACGCCCGTTACGAAATTCTTCTCGTACATAAGCACTTAATGTTTGTGTATTAACCCCTTGCTTCTGTTTACAGTCCATGTTTCTTTGTTGTAGATCTTCAACAAGGTTTTGTGCTTCAGTGTCCTCATTAGTATCAAAATCTACAGAAACTGTATTTTTTATCATATGTCCAGCACCGTTCTCTCGAAGCCATTCCAACGCTTCATCTTGAGTAGACGCTTTGATCCTAGCTGTAATAAAATCAGTGACTTTAACACGAGCACCACCGTACTCTTCTGAACACTTAAAGTCATCCATTCCAGCTTCTCTCATTGCCTCGGGTATTGATATTTCAGAAAGTTCTTTTTCAACTTTTTTCAGTTCCTTTGATTGCTCTTCAGTCCGTTGTAAGTCTTTCTGAGTATCTGATAGCTTTTGAACAAGTTTTCCGATTAAATTAGTTTTTGATGGGTCTACATCAATCTTAATTTTTACGGAGTCTTTTTCTAAGTCCATATTACTCTCCATTTATTTAATGAGATTACAGAATAATAATTGTTACTTGTAATGTCAACTAAAAAATCATATTATATGGGATAATTATGGAGATAAATTAATGCAATTACCTTATAAATTTAAAACTAAGCCTTATCAGTACCAACTAGAAGCCTTTGAAGAGGGTAAAGACCGCTTACACTACGCTTATTTTATGGAAATGGGTACTGGTAAAACAAAAGTTACTATTGATAATTTAGCTTATTTATACCATATAAACAAAATAAATTTTGCTTTAGTAGTAGCTCCTAATACAGTTTATCAAAATTGGAAAAGAGAACTAGACATACATTGTCCTATAAGCACATCAGTGTTTACTTATAAAGTAGATAAAATAAAAGAATTTAAATTTGATAAAAATAAAATGAACATATTTCTTATGAATGTCGAAGCCTTTAGCCATGCCTCTGGAAAAAAGATAGCTGATAAATTATTAAAAGCCTACGGTAAAAAAAGTTGTATGGTAATTGACGAATCTACTACAATTAAAAATAGGACAGCAATAAGAACAAAAAATATTATTAAGTTAGGCAGGCAGGCAAAGTACAGAAGAATATTAACTGGATCACCTGTTACAAAAAGTCCGTTAGATTTATTTAGTCAAGCAGATTTTTTAGGCAATGATTTATTAAAATGTTCTGATAACTTTTATGTATTTCAAGCTACCTATTGTATTTTAAGAAGAATTACCAATTCTACAGGTAGAGCATTTAATCTAGCTGTAGGTTTTAAAGATCTTAGTAAATTAGAAAAAATAGTAAAATCTTTTTCTTTTAGAGTTAGGAAAAAAGATTGTTTAGATCTACCTGATAAAGTCTATCAAAAAAGAGTTATAACTCTAGGTCCAAAACAAAGAAAAATATACGACCAATTTAAAGAACACGCTAGAGTCATTATTGAAGATAAGACAATTGAATATAATACAAAATTAACAGAAATTATAAAGTTGTTGCAAGTTACTGCTGGATTTTTAAAAACAGAAGAAGGGGATATTAAAGAATTTGAAAATGCAAAAATGAAAGAACTACTAAACGTATTAGAAGAAACAGAAGGTAAAGTTATTATTTGGGCTAATTGGGTGCATAGTTTAAAAATGATTATACAAGAATTAAAGAAAAAATACGGTGATAAAAGTGTGGTTGCTATCTATGGTGAAATACCTGGTCAAGAAAGGGAAGAAGCTGTAGACAAATTTCAAAAAGATGAAGAAACAAGATTTTTTGTTAGCAATCCACAAACAGGTGGTTATGGTTTAACTTTAACTGAAGCCAATACTGTTGTTTATTTTAGTAATAATTACGATCTGGAACAAAGACAACAAAGTGAAGATAGAGCACATCGTATTGGTCAGAAAAATAAAGTTTTATATATAGATTTAGTAGCAGAAAAAACAGTAGATGAATCTGTAATTAGAGCATTGAATCAAAAAATAAAACTTAGCGCCGAAACTTTGGGTGAAGATGTTTTAGCTTATTTATAGGTAAATTAGGGGGTTACCAATGGGTCAGGTAGTCTTTAAAAACGCCTATATAAGCCTCTCAGGAGCTCATTTTTTTGGCAAAATAGCTATAAATTAGCCATTTTGTGGAATTTATCAACTCTCTCTAACCAACGTTCTTCGTACTCATTTAATTTATTTTTATCCATAATAAACTCTTGGAATAATAAATCTTTAGTACAAACAAGAATTACACCTTGTTCAATATCGCCATATTGTTTTTTGTGAGCCAAACTGTAAGCTGCAATTTGATAATAATAATCTTCAATCCATTCTTCACGTTTTGGTTTATTAGATTGTTTAAAATCACCTATGGTAGGTTTGTCTTTGTAGTTGCATACTAAATCTGTAGAGCCTGCCCAACGATCATCATAAGCTAAATTTATTTCTGTACCATAAACTTCAGATAAATCGTTTAAATTTTTGATAATAGTGTGCGCCATTATTCTAGGCAAGTAACCATCTTTCCCTAAATTTAAATAACCTACACCATTCATATACTGCTCTAGCACATAGTGCATTTCTGTGCCACGAGTTGCAGCCTGAGTCGTGATCCGTGCTGCCTGATCATGACCTACACGATTCCTCCAAGCTTCTAAAGATTTTCTTTTATCTTCAGACTGAGTGCCTGATAGAATTGTAGTAACACTTGGAACTTTTTTGTCTTTAACGTTATAGGTCCGTGGTCCGTCGTTATCGTTACGAGTATAGTTTTTATAGTCGTATGGATAAGTTCTTTTGAACCCAGTAACTGTAAAACTATTTTGACTCTTTATCAGCTTCATCGCGTACCTTTTGATTGTATTTAATACTTTCTTTGATTAGCGTTAAATCGACACCATAATACAAAGCTGACTGTTTCATGGCTTTTATATCTTTAGGAAAACAATGCCCACCAAAACCACGTTCTTTAGTGACTTGTGTATGACTGACCCCTATTCTTTTATCTAAAGCTATACCTTTTCTCACATGCTCATAGTCAATACCAGATGCTTTACACAGATCGTATATTTGATTAAAGAAAGATACTTTAGTGGCTAGATAAGAATTTCTAAAATATTTAATTAGTATTAATTCTTTTGGTTCAGCTTCTATAATGTGAGGACAACTAGGAAACACTTGTTTGAATATCTTAGTCCAAAAATCAGTCTCAGCTCCACCTATCATAATTGATTCTTGTTGCCTTAAATCTTCTAATGCTGTATTGGCTCTTAAAAATTCTGGAGAGTAAGACATACGTTTTTCGTAAAAACTAGTTAGATGATCCCAACCCTCTATAGATATTGTGCTTTTTATTAAGATAGGTACATCAGGACAGTCTCGCATGACTTCAGAAACGTGTCTCATGTTACAGCTTCCATTGTTACCTTCTGGAGTAGGAACACATATAATTACGCCGTCAACGTCTTTACTAACTTTTCTGTCGTAATGTTTTGGATCTATTATTTCTGTTTCGTAGTAGTTTTGCAATATTGCTGCGTAGGCTCTACCAACAAAGCCGTAACCCGCTATAGCTATTTTCATTATTGTCCTAGAGGGTTGCCTGTGTTGATAATTTCGTAAACTTTAGCTATTTCTCTTTCCATCCATCCAGCTAATTTATCTTCCATATCTTTTGCTTCTACATCAAGTTTTTCTAAACTGTCCCAGACATCATCAATGTTATCGCTATTAAACTGTAGTCGTTCTTCTACCGTAACCAACCTTTCTTGTAATATAGANGT